ACGGGAGGAACTCCAGTTACATTAACATGGGATGATCCTCATTTAGAAGCGGTATTTGATGCTGGTGCAGGGGCATCGCCCAATATCTCCAACTTCTCATTTTTTACTAATATAGGCACTAAATCAATAGGTGATAGTATTACTCAATCTACGACTGCGTGGATTAAAGGTGCGGGGTGTAATTTTACTGGTGTAACATTTAGTATGGAAATTACCCATATAACAGGTGGTACGACTACAGAGTTTATTCAGGGCTCTACTTCTGGAACCGTTACAACCTCTATAGCCCAATGTTTTCCTGAAATAGATGGTAGTATTGTAAGTTGTTTAAGATCGAGAGGGGATTATGCGGATGATCAAATTATAGATTGGAATGTTCCTTTAATAGATGATGCAGTAATGACTAATACTGATGGTATATTAACTGATCCATTTGCATCATTTAATATTACAGGGACCTCAAATGGACAAACTTTCAATTTTGATGTTTCGTTAGATAAAACAAAGAAAAATTATATGCCGGGATTGTTGGGTGATACCGCACAAGATAAAGAAACTGGTTTATGGATTGAAGAATTATACTATAACGCTTTAGATGATTTAAATTCAGCTGGTAAAGTATTTGGGTTGAATCCTACCTTCTTTACTATTGCAAGTGGAAGTACAAATAACTTCGATGATTATCTAGAACAGTGGAAATCTGCTAAATCTCCTTGGATTCTTTCAGAGGTAAGAGGTAATAAATTAATAAGATTATTTAGATTTATTACAATTTCAGATGGAGATGCTGCTAATAGAGATGTTAAATTTTCTATTGTAAATATACAACCAGATAATAAAACATTTGATTTATTAATCAGAAGATTTTATGATACGGATACTAATCCTGTAGTAGTTGAGAAATTTTCTCGTATAACTATGGATCCAAAAGAAACTGGATTTATAGCTCGAAAAATCGGTACAACTGATGGGGAATATCCATTAAGGAGTAAATATGTGATGATTGAATTAGCGGATGGTATACTTGAAGAAACAATTATAGGTATACCTGCAGGGTTTGAAGGGGTTCGTAATAGAGATTATATTGATGCCGATACTCCAAGTAGAGCACTCCCCCCACAAATCGAATATAAAACAGAATATGGAGCATTAAATACTTCTAAATTAAGAAAAACTTATTTAGGTTTAAGTTCTCAAATAGGGGTTGATCAAGACTTTTTTGATTATAAGGGATTAAACGCCGTTAATGGTGGTGTATATACGGGTAGAACAGATGGTTTCCATTTAGATGTTAATGCAGCAGGATTAGAAATTTCCGATGGTTCCGCTAGTTACTTCCCAGAATTACAGGTAGGTATTTCAGCATTTACTAGTGATTCTAGTTTAGTAGGTGGTCCTTATGAGAAAATAGCATCTCGTAAATTTACCTTAGCACCTTATGGTGGATATGATGGATGGGATGTATATAGGACAGAGCGCACCAATCAAGATAACTTTACAAAAACAGGTAGTAAGGGAGCACAAGGTCTTTTACAGGGGGCATTTGTACCTTATGTAACAACTGAAGATGATGATGGTATAACTTCTGATTATTATGCATTCTTAGAAGGAATATATACTTATAATAATCCTGAAGCAATCAATATAAATGTATTTGCATCTCCTGGGTTAGATTTTAGAGATCAACCAGGATTGGTTGAAAATGCTATTGATATGGTGGAAACAGATAGAGCAGATTCTTTATATGTTATAACTACACCAGATACAGATGATGATGGAATTGCATTAACTCCACCCGAAGCGGTAGATATTATTGAGGATTCTGGCGTTGATAGTAACTATTCTGCCACTTACTGGCCGTGGTTACAAATGAATGATACTGAAAATAATCAATATGTGTGGTTACCTCCAACTTTAGAAGTAGTTAGAAATATTGCATTAACAGATAATGTAGCGTTTCCTTGGTTTGCCGCAGCAGGATTAAATAGAGGAACAACAAATGCTATTAAAGCAAGAGTTAAACTTACATTAGATGATAGAGATGTACTTTATGAAGGTAGAATCAATCCAATGGCAACATTCTCAGATGTAGGTGTGGTTATATGGGGTAATAAAACACTCCAAGAAAAAGAAACCGCACTTAATAGAATTAATGTTAGAAGATTGTTATTACAAGCAAGAAAACTTATATCAGCAGTTTCTATTCGATTGTTATTTGAACAAAATGATGATGTAGTAAGAAATCAATTCTTAAGTTTGGTTAATCCAATTCTCGATAATATTAGAAAAGAAAGAGGATTGATAGATTTTAGAGTGGTATTAGATGATACACCAGAATCAATTGATAGAAATGAGTTGAATGGTAAAATATTTATTAAACCAACTAGGTCTCTTGAATATATTAGTATAGAATTTAATATTACTAATACTGGAGCTAGTTTTGATGATATTTAATAAAAGATTATCATAAAAAGTAATTAAACCCACTATATGTGGGTTTTTTTATTCCTCATAATATTTATTATATATGAAACTTAAATTAACGGATAACCAACATAAATTATTATTAGAATTTCAAAAAAGAGCTTATTCATTTGATTGGGATGATAATATATTATTTATGCCCACCAGAATTTATTTAGAAAAAAAAGTAGGTAAAGGATGGGTTCCTGTTTCATTTTCTACTGAAGAATTTAGAGAAATTAGAAAACTCATAGGTAAAAATTTTAGATATGTTAATAATAATCCTTTAGAATCTTTTAAAGATTTTAGAAGTTATGATTCCTTTATTAAAGACACTAAAGAAGCGTTAAACAAAAAATTATATGGTCCAAGTTTTGAAAAATTTATAGAGGCATTATCTTATGCCAGTGATTTTTCTATTATTACTGCGAGGGGAAATCCACCCCAAGCAATTAAAGATGCAATTCAAGTAATAATAGATACCATTTTAACTGAAGAACAAAAATCACAAATGAAAGCTAATTTATATGGTACATCAGTTAAACAATATTTAAATTTACAAGACTATTATCCTATTTCTTCAGATGTATTTATGAAAAAATTTAATATAGAAGGTGATGTGGATAATCCTGAAATTGCAAAGACTATTGCATTAAAAAGTTTTGTAGATAGAGTAGTTAATGTAGTAAAAGATATTAAAGATAATCCCGAATATACAGGTATCAGTATTGGATATAGTGATGATGATTTGGGAAATGTCCAAAGTGCTGAAAAATATATTGAGGAAATTTTAAAGGATTTATATCCTGATGTATCATTTTTAGTATACGATACATCTGATCCTGAAAATACAAAGAAAAAAAGAATTGTAATAAAGAAGTAGTTTTTTTCAAAACCTGAATATTTATAATAAAAGAATAAAACAATATTAAAAAAATAAAAAAATGGCAGATTTACTAATGAGAATGCCGGTTCCTTACGAACCATTAAGAAAAAATAGATTCATCTTTAGATTTCCAGATGAATTAGGAATTCAAGAATGGTGGGTTTCTACTGGTTCACGACCAAAATATACTAGTGATGAGGTTTCTATACCATTTTTAAATACTGAAACTTTTGTTATCGGTAGATTTAGGTGGGAAACTATTTCTGTAGCATTTAGAGATCCAATTGGGCCTTCTGCTACTCAAGCATTAATGGAGTGGGTTAGATTACATTCTGAATCCGTAACAGGAAGACAAGGATATGCGGCAGGATACAAAAAAGATGTCGAATTAGAAATGTTAGATCCTACTGGGGTAGTAGTTCAAAAATGGATTTTACAGGGAACTCAGATTAATGATGCTGATTTTGGCGGATTAGATTATACATCAAGTGATTTGGCAGATATTACTCTAACATTTAGATTTGATCGTGCAATTAATGTATTCTAAAAAAAATACATAAACTATATTATATAATTATGGATTTAAAGCCGCTATATTGCGGCTTTTTTCATGCCCAATTATATTTATATATAAATTATAAAGCTATAATAATAAAAAAATTAAGAACATGAAGACTAAAATTAATACTCTAACAGAAGAAATAGCAAGAATAAAAGATCTTTTTACTGAAGAAAGACTCTATGGTAATCTTGTGGAACAAGAAAAAATTATAACAGATTTTGATAAAGACTATGATTATAAGGCTGCAGATGGTAAATGGCAATACCAAGTAAAGGGAGATACCGCGTGGAAAAATATAAATAAAGCGGGAGCTGACAAATTGAATGCAAAATATCCCGATATCTTTAAGGGGAAGGAAGAAAAAGCGCCCGAAGGAAAGGGTGTTACCATAGATATTGAAGCCATTAAAAAAAGTGGGTTTCCAACTCAAGAAGAAGGGGACGCATTTAGAAAATGGGTTCATGCAGACCCAGCAAGATTAAAGAAAGTAGAGGGGGCGATTGCAGCTGCAGGATTTGCTGATGATAACTTAGATCTTACAGGTGTTTTTGATAATGATTATATTATAGCAGCATTAGAATTAGTGGGTGATGAATATGCCACAACTTTAAAAGGTAGTGATACTGAAGGTAAAGGTGTTGAAGGTAAAGGTGTTGAAGGTAAAGGTGTTGAAGGTAAAGGTGTTGAAGGTGAAGGTGATGACAATGTTAAACCAGAGGATGCAGTAGAGAAAGATTATTATGGTGATGGGGATGAAATACTGGGAAAATATTGGGTCTATAGTAAAGAAGGAGATACTAAAAAAGTATGGGATAAAGACGGTAAATATATAGAGGGATTAATTTATGGTCCTAAAGCCGATGGTACAGGTTATGAGTTTATGCCAGGCGAAGGGTATAATTTTACTAAGGCAGATGGTGATGGATTGGCAGTAGAAAAAACAGTAGAGGTGTGGACAGATAAGTTCGCACTTACTGGAAAAAGGATGAAAGAAATGATAAAAAAATTAAAAACCAATTTTCAAAATGACGAAACAAAAAATAGAGAATATTTTAGAGAATGTAAGGATGATCTTAAAGCATTAGGAGTATCAAATAAAAGGGGGGGTACCTTA